GTCAGATCCCCTTCATAAGCCCTCTTGGAGAATGCCATGAAAACTGTGAAAGTAACTCCCAGCTTAATCAACGCCGATCCGGAAGCTGATTTGCCGTTAAGGCTTCAGCTTGTCGTGACCGTCGAAGACGAAATTGGAAAGTGCTCTACGGTCCTCATTGGTTCCGCACTTTTTGTTCTCGACATGCCCTATTACGGGACGTTCGAGATGGTGTGGGACAATGGCTTCTCTGATTAGGTCTTACTGAAGGGACCTGACCATTCGATCCAACCGCGTAAGCGGGGTGCTCCTCCTTTAAGCAATAGGTCCTCAATGTCACAGACAAGTCTGAACAAGACCTTCTATGAACCGGTAGTTACTGATCGCTGGGTGCATCCGTGCACTTTCGCTTCAACCAACACCGTAGTATTAGCTGCGTCTGCTTACCTTAGTAGAGTTACGTGTGATCCGGAGAAACGGGTTCGTCCCGCGACTCTCAAGGCCTCACTCACCTCTAGGGCTCGGCAAACGACCACTGTCTGGCGTCATAGCTTGCAGCATAAGGCTACGACCTTGACTGTTATGTGTCCTGATGGGAAACGACGTTCGTACGTTCGTGACCAGCAGACATTGCAGTCTTGGTTCGCCAACCTGCCTACGCTACCGACGATTGACTGGGGACAAGCTGTCCGGAATAAAATCAAGAACCGGAACGTCTCCTTTGCGGAGAATATCGGGGAGTGGCGCGAAGCGGTCCAGAACCTAAAATCTGGATCGAATGTGATGAAGAAATCTTGGGCCGCTGCGAAGTGGCTTTGGAAATCTAGATCACACCGACGGCGATGGTTCCGGAGGTTCCGCAAAACGGGACTGATGGGCAAGGTCGCTTCAGGCCAAGAGAAAATGGTCTGGATGGATTTGGTTTCCGCGCATCTTTCAGTTAAGTTCGGCATTTTGCCGTACATTAACCAGATCGAGGAGGCTATTTCCGTGTTGGAGCAGAAACGTCAACAGGCCTTCCGAGTTCAAGTCACCTTAGGTAAAACGGTGACCAAAACCACGAAGGGCTACTATGGCGGTTCGGCTAGCGCGAGCACTAGGCACTCCAAACGGGCTGTTGTTTATGTGAAGCTCGTTGATAATGCCGACGACTTTGTCGCCGGTAATCTCGCGGAGTCCATTTGGGCCGGCACCAGGCTGTCTTTTATGATAGACTGGTTTCTTAATGTCGGCTCGTATCTCTCGTCCCTCGACGCGATGAACATGGTTCAGGACGTCTATGGGACTTTGACCACCAGGACGGTAACTACCGTCACTGATAACAAGGCTGCCTCAGGGTACACGGTCCTCAGACCGGCTAGATACCGTTATAAGGCCGTTGAAAGATCGCTCATCAGCTCGGTGCCGATGCCACGGTTGATCAATGTTAACGACAGTTTTGAGTTTGGACAACTCGTGACTGCCATTGAAGTCTTACTCTCGCTCAGAAACGCCCGCCTATTGGCGGACGCTAAGGGCTAACGGGGATTCCTCCCCACCTTCAAACGAAAGGAGACATGCCATGACCGCTGTGGCAAACTTGGTGATCGCTGATGCGACACCTGCTAATAAGACCCTGTACCCGCTGTCTGCGAGTATCGCGTCCAGTAAGTTCATCGAGCGGGCAGCAAACACCGCGCTCGGAAACCGTTCCGCTGAGTTCAAGCTTTCGCTTGCCTCCAGCGCGCGTGTGACCGACCGTGTGACTCTGCTCTATGCGAGGCCCATTGAAGTCCTCGTCGATGGCGCTTACACTGTGGACAGCATTGCACGTATGGCTGTTGAGTTGGTGATCCCTGCCAACTGGACGACTACGGAACGTGGTCACTTCTGGGCGGAATGCAAGAACCTTATGGCCTTGGCCGGGGTTCAGAGCTACGTCAAGGATCGTGACCCGTTTTATTGATGCCTTAGTAGGCATCTTTGCCGTGGTTATCGCCGTGATTGTCTTTGGACTCACGACGGAAGCCCCTTCATACACGTTAGTTGGAGGCGTACAATGCTACGAACAGACACTTGCCAACCTGTCACGCAAAGTGACGGTGTGCTTCGAGCCCTCCGGTTCGAAGCAGATTTCACCGCCCGTCTCGCGGATCGAGTTGGGTCCTTAATCGGACTCGAAGCTCAAGATTTCATCCGAAAGGGTGATTTCGCCAGCTATCTCGAGCTGAACGTTGATCCCTCTCGCTATGACGATCCGAAGCATTTCGCCGAGGACTACTTAGTAGCAGAGATTCTCCGTAAAAGCATAAACCTCCCATTGGGGGTTGACCGTGTGGACGTTGCACGCCGCAAGTTCTTTGCGGCGGAACGGCACAACGCCGAGACAAATGAGCGCCTATGGAGCCAGCCTTGCCCGGAATGGGTTTATGACTGGTCCCGTGAAGTGCTCACTATTATGGGTCCACTGACTTCTTCGGTCCTGGAAAGGATTGAAAGTCTGTGTGGCCATGGTCCTGGCGCTAGTGTTGGGGTGAAGGCGATTGGGTCCGTCAAATCTAACAAATATGACGCAATCCCAACGGTGACGGAGCGGTTACAACCGTTCCTTGCTTCGATCATGCCTGCCTTTGTACGTGATTACTGGTCTTCTAGTGGTCACCTCAAGTGCAAGGTTGTTCGGGGAAGTCACCATTTTACGGTGACCAAGGACTCGGAATCGAACAGAAATGCAGCGAAGGAGCCGACGTGGAACGCGTGGCTCCAGAAAGGCATCGGCAATCAAATGTCGGTTCGACTACGAGGTTTTGGTGTCAACCTGCGCAGCCAGCTACGTAATCAAGAGCTCGCTAGGACCGCCATCGAGTTTGGAAATTCGACGGTGGATCTGAAACAGGCTTCTGATATGATAGCTAGGAACGCAGTTCTCTTGGCCCTCTGTGCCAACAAGGACCCGCAAGGGCTCCGTTGGTATTCGCTTTTGGATCTGGCCCGTTCCCACGAGGTCAGGTTTAGGAGTGAAGGGGAGTCGTCTTGGCACGCGCTAGAGATGTTCTCGTCGATGGGAAACGGTTTTACGTTCCCATTGGAGACGGTACTGTATCTGGCGCTGGTTAGGACGGTTGTGCCTCGAGATGAATGGGATAACGTGACAGTCTACGGCGACGATATTATCTTGCCGCAGGCATACACGACCCCTTTCTTTGACCGCCTGGAGTACCTCGGGTTCCAGGTGAACCGATCGAAGACGCGCTTGGCAGGCGTATTCTTCGAGAGTTGCGGAACTGACTGGTTTAAAGGCCAGAACGTTCG